TATTCAGTATGCAAGCTGTCACTATGACAAGGGTGGATAACTATACTCTTAGATTTGATACCTTAAATGGTACTTATGGATCAGGCGGTTTACAGGTCAGGATTAATAACACAGAGGTTGCTAGAGTATTTGCTGATGGTAGCCATGTATTTAATATAAACTCTGGTGAACCTACAATAATAGAATTTATATGCGTAGCTTCAAATGACTTTACTGGTGATGTAGATAACGTCAATCTATCCAGAGGGTTTTCACCTATGATCCTATTAATTGAAGAGTAAAATAGATGACAGTACGTAATAGAATTGTTAATTCAGGAATTACACGAAGAAGCATAGTTAGCGGTGGGGAAATTGAGCCACCTCCTGTGCTTGAGGTAGTTACTTTTGAAGGCGTAACAGTCACCTATTTAGGTGAAGACGTAACACATACAGAGGCATAAAATGGCTGAATTATTTAATATAACAAATTACACTTTTAGTAAAGCAAGCGTTCTTGATGTTCCTGCTACATTCCAAACAGTGGCATCTACCCAGTTATTGGGAGCAGTTCCTGGAATATATGAAATAGGGTACTCTTTTGAAGTAGATTTTAATGGCACGAAGAATAACCCAGCATACTTTAGATTAGGGGGAACATATGGTAGTGCTACAGAGTTTTCAATTGTAGCCGAACAGAATGCTGATAAGAAAAATAGGTACTATATGTTTCCTAAAGATCATCCAGGAGGGGACATCCTTGTCAGTTTGGATATGCGTAAAGACGCGGCTATAACCTTATTTGATTGTAATTTTGTAGATGTAATGATATACAGAGTAGGATAATGCATTGGATCTTATTAGGAATCTTCTACATAATCCTTATAGGATGTATTACAAATAATACGTATATGTCATCTAAACAAAATGTTAAGAATCAAAAGTATGAAAAAGTTGATAATGATAAGTAGCATTTTGCTACTAACTTCCTGTGCAACAAATGATGCTGATACCTATGTATCTATTGGTTCTGGTGGTAAAGCTGGGCATGATAATAAATTAGATTCTGATATTAAATCAGAAATAATCGGTATTGATAAGTCAAAGGATACGCATGAATATAGCACTGAGGATTGAGGACGAAGAACCTGAAACTAAAAAAGTTGAGGATTACCTTAATGCTATTGCTTTTGATGATGATATTGGATACTTACCAAGTGATTTTGCTTTAGAGTTTATTAACTTTATTAAACTGGTCAATGGTGTAGACGGCGAAGAGAATCTATCTCCAGTCTTACATTATAGAATGTTGGATCAGATAAGAGGTAGACGACAAAATATTATTAACATGCTTTTTAGAGGCAGCGCTAAGACCACGTTGCTCGGTGAGTATTTATTTTTATACATAGGGGTATATGGAAAAATACCTGGATTCGGTAAAGTAGATTTAGCATTATATGTGTCTGATTCCATTGAAAATGGGGTTAAGAACATGCGTAAAAATCTTGAGTATAGATGGGCAAACAGTGACTTTTTACAGCAATATTTACCCACTACAAGGTTTACGGATGTTAGATGGGAGTTTATCAATAAAGATGGTAATTGCTTTGTAGTCAAGGGGTACGGTGCCAAGACGGGAGTACGTGGATCTGAGGAAATGGGTAAACGTCCCAAATTGTCTGTATTAGACGATTTGGTATCTGATGAGGATGCAAGATCAGCTACAGTTATTGCATCGATTGAGGACACGGTATATAAGGCTGTAGACTATGCTTTACATCCTACAGTCTCTAAAATTATATGGTCAGGTACCCCATTTAATTCAAGGGATCCGTTGTATAAAGCAGTTGAATCTGGTGCCTGGTATGTGAATGTTTACCCTGTATGCGAAGAATTTCCCTGTGCCAAGAAAGCCTTTAAAGGTGCATGGGAAGATAGATTCACATATGACTATGTACTTAGAAAGTATAAAAAAGCACTTAAAGCAGGCAAGATAGACACGTTTAATCAAGAATTGATGCTACGTATTATGTCTGAAGAGGATAGACTCATTCAGGATACAGATATCTCATGGTATAAAAGAGCCAATGTATTAAATAATAAAGGAAGCTTTAATTTTTATATTACAACTGACTTTGCTACGTCTGAAAAAACGTCATCAGATTACAGTGTAATATCTGTGTGGGCATATAATAATCATGGTGATTGGTTCTGGGTTGATGGCATAGTAAAGAAGCAATTAATGGATAAAAACATTGATGATCTATTTAAGTTGGCTCAAACATATAAACCTCAGCAAGTAGGTGTAGAGGTGTCGGGTCAGCAAGGTGGATTTATTGCTTGGATCCAAGATCAAATGATGTCGCGTAATATATACTTTGCATTGGCTTCTGATAGTAATGGTAATAAACCAGGCATAAGACCGAACACGAATAAAATGGCAAGGTTCAATATTATTGTTCCTATGTTCAAAATGAATAAAATGTTTTTTCCTGAAGAGCGTAAGGATAGTGAAGAGATGCTTGAATGTATGGCTGAGTTAAAATTAGCTTCTGCTTCAGGATTTAAATCAAAACATGATGATTTTATAGATACGATATCTATGTTAAGTAGTATAACTCCTTGGAAACCTTCAGAGGAAGCTACGTTAATACACAATGATGTTGATAATATATGGGAAATGGAAGAAGACGAATCTGTTAATAATATAGATTCTTACATTGTTTAATGAATAGGAAATAGAAATGCTTTTATCTGACATTTTTGATCAATTATCTATGGGAGAATTGAGCCAGTTAGCCGTAGGTGGGTATGACTCAGGTATAGGAATTGAAGAGTGTAATTACGGTAAAATTGTCCCGCATATCAATTTAGGGTTATCAGAATTATATACTCGCTTTCCACTTAATATGGAGCAGGCCATCATTCAGCAACAAGCAGATATTAATGAGTATTTTCTTAATCCTAAATTTGCTGTAAGTAACCTTGAATCTGCTGAACCAATAAAATATATACTAGATACTCCAGATAAACCCTTTATAACGTCCCCTCTGCGTATAGAGGCTGTATTTAATAGCGATGGTAAGGAAACACGCTATACTGATGAAGGTACTAATGAGCAGGCTATAAATGCCTCAGATAAGGATAATTATTGGATGGATAATACCCCTTCATATAATTCAATTTACTTACCTTACCCAGAGCAGGATATTCCTGTATACGTAGCCTACAGGGCAGCACCGGCTAAAATAGAAGTGATAGGATTAAATCCTTATCAAGTAGAGGTAAATATTCCTATGACGCTACTGTCTCCTTTATTATGGTTCGTAGCTTCAAGAATGTTATCTAATTTAAATGCGGATAACTCATTACAAGAGGGCACTTTCTATTATCAAAAATTTGAGGCAGCCTGTGCTAAATTAGTATCAGAAAATGCTTTCAACCCTTATAACAAACTCAATAATAAGCTTGATACTAATGGTTGGGTATAAATGAAACAGGATAAATAACATGGTAGCTTTAGTTTTCCCAGATAATCCAAGTGTAGATGACGAGCATACTGATGCAAATAGCATTGTATGGATCTGCACACACGCTATACAGTCCTCAGACGCTTTTACAGCATGGGCAGTAAAACCAGTTATTGAGACACATAATAATTTACTTGGTATTCAGGGTGGCCTAGCAGATGAGCGCTATCATGTAAGTTTAGATGAGAGTTACGCTATTGATGGTGCAGCTGGGCCAACAATAACAAATGTATTTGCTACTATGCAAGACGTAGCTGATATGCTCCCTGCCCCTGCTACAGCTATCTCAGCAGACACTACACTGTTCAATGGTAATCTTGGGCCTAATGATGATACTGTCCAGAAAGCTTTAGATACAATGGATGAGATTGTAGTTAGTGGTAGTCCCCCTGCTTCTGCTGTCCCTGCTGATGTAACTAATTTTGATGGTAAATTGGGTGGATTTGATGATACTGTCCAAAAAGCATTAGATACCCTTGATGATGCAAATGATATTCAAGATGCTGAGGAAGTAGCCACAGATACAACTAATTTCTCAGGTAATCTAAGTCCAGCTGATGATACTGTTCAAAAGGCATTAGATACACTTGATGAGATTGTTGGTGTCGGTGCTCCGCCTGCTGATCAAATAGCTGTAGATACGTCTACATTTAATAAGCATTTGTCATCAGGTGATAATACAGTTCAATTGGCTCTCAATACTTTGGATGATGTGCCTGATGCTAATTCAACAACTGTAGGGGTAATTACAGATAGTTTTAATA